CTTGAACAGGGCAAAACATGGGATAATCATGTAACTATGTTTAATAAGAATGATTTTGTAAATGAACAGAGTGCTAATCTTAATGCTATCAATAGAATTAGTAGGGAAAATTATTTCAATAAATACTGTGGTAGTACATTATTACAAATATTATCATATTATGAATTTGATATATCAAATTTATCAGAACAAGCAAAGATGATTTTATTGTGTATAGATTCATCATTTTTACCATTTTATACGAGTTTTAAAGATACAGGTACATATTACATGAAAGATATTTTAGGATTTACTGAATTAGTAGAATTGACAGAAAGACATACCAAAGCAGAGTTTGAAGAACTAAATAAAAAGTATAACCTTAAAGCAGCAATCACAGTAAAAAAAGGATATTTACATACAGATATAGACCTTGCAAGTTTAAGCGAGGTTTTTTTAATGCCTATAGAACTACCTACAGAGGGCTTTAAAGAATTAGCAGATTTTAAACAAGCAAGTATAAGACTTCTAAAAGGATATTATAACGTAGAAAAACCTACAGATGTTTTTAGTATTGCAGTTACTGGCAGAGATTATTATAAATATTCAAGTTTAGAAAAAGGGGAGTTAGTATGTTAAAAGAATATATAACTGTATTTGATCCTGCACTTGCAAGGCACTTATTAAGACAAAGATATAAGATTATTGATATAAAACCTAATAGGGAAAAGGTAGATGCGAGTGTATTTATATTTTTAAATGAGAAAGATTTATTAAAAAATATAATGGATTATAATGCAGAAATGCAGAAACAGAAAAGATGAGTTGACAAATTTGTTAATTTATGGTACATTAATATAATAGGGATATTTTTATGGACACAATTACCCTATTTTATAATTTCTATAGTCACATCTTAACATATAAATTAGTAGTTGTCAAACATTATTTTTAAAAAGTTTCGTTAAATAGAAAAGGGGGAGGTATAAATCCTATGAATGCAATAGTTATTTTTAGTGCCAAAGTTGCAAAAGATTTAATCAAAAAAAAATATAAATTGTTAGATATTAGTTCTGCAAAAGAAAACAAATTAAAAACAATATTTTACTTTGCAAATAATGAGGATTTAAGGAAATATTTAGAGATGAAACATAATATTAAAATTGACCCCATAGTATGATAAGTATACCGATTTGGGATACTTAAATTTGGAATATAAACTTAAGTATACCGATTTGGGATACTTATGATACTACTAAATAATACATATTAATATAATAATATATATTAAGTATTTATGCCTACGGCATATATTCTTTTAAAAGGAAAAATCAAAACCTTTACTTTGACAGAGAAAAAGAAAGACATATAAAACAACAAAAAAACAGGGGGATAATTATGAGTAATATTAAAGTAACATATATAGTTAAAAATATATTTCGTGATGATAATAGATTAAAAGGTTTTACGGAAAATCATTTATTACTATTAGTGTATTTGCAGAAGTTTACGACATATTCAAATAAGATTAATTTTATATTTAACTTTATGTTTGAAGAATTAAATATAAAAAATAACAAGAAATTAATGAAAATATTATATCAATGTTTACTTGATTTAGATAACTGGAAATTAATTAATATAACTAATAATATTAATAAAAACAATATAGATAAAAACACAATTATAATAATCGACAGAATAATATTTAAGGATAAATATACATTAGTTTTTGCTAGTGAAATTGAAAAGATATTATCTTATAAATGTGATATAAGGGCAAAAAGAACATTATTATACATATATGTTTTAATAGTGTCTAGAATTGATGACAAAGGATATTGTTTCCCTAGATATGATACTTTTGAAAGAGATTTACAAACTACTTCAAGAAATAGGATCATTAATGCTATACAGATACTAAAAGATATAGATTTAATAGATTTTGCAAATGTGGGAGTAATAAAAGATAGTAAAAAAATTTATCAGGCTAATAATATTTATGTAACTACTATTACAGAGGGATACAAAGAAATATTGTCAAGTGCATTAGAGGATAGTAAAAAATATTTTATAAATACTGATACAGACATTTTAAAGAATAAAAAGAAGGATAAAGATAAACCAAAAGAAACTGATAAAGATAATGGCAATGTAGAATATCAAAAAGTAATAAATTATAAATATAGTCAAGTAGAGAATCAAATATTAGTTAAAAAAGTAAAACACAATGTCAGAAATGATGAACGGGATAAAGCAAAAAAAGGATATAAAAAGTTAGTGGAGAGATATTTAAAAGAAATAAATGAAAGTGCCTAAATAAATATAAGGCAAGTTAAAACATATAAGAAAACGGGAAAGTAGTCCAAAATATAAAGGGCTACTTTTTTATTGCTAAAAAATGAGAGGTGATATAATGGCTACAACTATGCAAAGATTAGATAATATAACGGGTAGTAGAAGGTATTCTGCCTTTGTTTGTTGGTACTGTACACCACAGGATAAAAGGGATTCATGGGAAAAAATTTCTGAACTTACTACTTTTAATAATGTTCCATGGGACTATGTAGAAAAGAATTGGATATTAGATGAAAATATTCAAGCAGGAATAAAATATTATATGAAGTTGCAGCACCATGAAAAAATGAAGAATATTTACGATAAAATGTATGAACAAGCATTAAATGGAGATGTTCAATCTGCAAAATATTTAATGGACTTTAGCAAAGACTTTTTTGCAGATGATAATAGAGATGAATTAAATGATTTATTAGGTAGTATTGATTTAGATGGTGATGAAGATGGGGCGTAAAGTAACTAATGAAGAAAAACTAAAAAAGATTTGGAATGATCCTAAACTTTGGATAGAAAATTTTTTACATATAGTGGATAAACGAGGTAATTTAGTACCTTTTAAGTTGAATGAGATGCAAGATGATTTTTTAAGTGGTATGGATAAGTATTCTTTAATATGTAAATCTCGGCAATTAGGTTATAGCGTTTTAATGACTGCATATAGTTTATGGATAGCAACAACACAACCTAATTCAACTTGTTTATTAATGAGTTATAGCATTGATAGTGCTACAGGAATATTCGAAAAACTAAAGCAAATGTATTATACAATTCCTAATGTTTTAAGACCAGAATTGATTAACAATAATAAAAAGGAATTAAAGTTTAAAAATGGAAGTCGAATAATCGTCAATACCTGTGGAAATAAAGATGTTGCCCGAGGACTTACCTTAAAATTTGCACATTTATCAGAAGTAGCATTTATGAAAGATACCTTACCTAAGCAATTATTAGCCATAGAACAAGCCCTTGTACCAAGTGGAAAGATTGTATTAGAGAGTACTGCAAATGGGCATAATTTCTTTAGTCAGTTGTGGAATAAGGCAAAGAATGGTGAGAATATGTATAAGCCATACTTTGCTAATTGGTATAAGAATAAAACAATGTTTGCTGATGATTATATAAATGCAGTAGAAATATGGAAAGCAAGGAATAATGATAAAGTTTTAACTGTAGAAGAATTAGATGCAGAAGAAATTGATTTACATAATAAAGGTGCAACACTTGAACAGTTGATGTGGAGAAGGTTGAAAATTGCAAATGCTGGGGGTGGGGATAAAGGATTAAATAACTTTTATCAAGAATACCCATCTACAGATTCCCATGCTTTTATATCAAGTGGGAACACAGTGTATCCCTCTAAAATGATAGAGGAAAGAGAAAGGTATCTACCTAAACATATAAATAGAAATCAATTAAAAGAGTTGAACAAAGTATTAAAGCAATACTTGAACAACTCTTTATTTATTTGGGAAAAACCAAAGCCTGATATGAAATATTATTTAGGTGTTGATAGTGCAGAGGGAATTGGGGCTGATTATAGTGTAATTGAAGTATTTTCAGAAGAAGGAATCCAAATTGCAGAATTTAGAAACAACAAAATAGCCCCACATATTCTAAGTGAGATTGTTTATCAATTAGGAATATATTATAACTATGGATATTTAGTTATTGAAAAAGCAAGTGCAGGGCATACAGTAGTTTCCAAATTAAGGTTTGATTATAAATACAGAAATATGCATATGCACAAAGAATATGATGCAAGGGGTAGGGCTAAGAAGAAAGTTGGCTATGTAACCAATAGTACAACTAAGCCCATGATGATTAACAATTTTAGAGAGAAGTTTGAAGAAAATCAAATAGTTATTAATAGCAAAACTTTACTTGAAGAAATGAAAGTGTTTAAAATTGAAGGAAATAAAATGGGTGCAATTAATGGAAGGCATGATGATTGTGTAATGGCAACGAGTATGGCATTAGTTGGACTTGATAAAAATATTTGGTATTTGTAATTAAATGTGAAAGATAAATGATTAAAAAAATATATATGAGGTGATTTATTTGAATTATACAAAAGCAGTATATAAATTAATGACAACAACCCTTGGGCTTTATGCGACATGGTTATTCGGTGGTTGGGATATAGCAATTAAAGTATTAGTTGCTTTTATGATTATAGACCAACTAACTGGTTTAATAGTGGCTTATATCAATGGTGAATTAGATAGTAAGATAGGATTTAAAGGTTTATTAAGTAAGGTATTAATATTAATTGTTTTAGTTGTTGGTGTACTATTAGATAGATTAATTGGTTCGGAATGGGTCTTTAGAACCCTTGTTTGCTACTTCTTTATTGCTAATGAGGGATTATCCATACTAGAGAACATAAGCAAAACTGGATTGCCATTACCTAAGCAATTAAAGGATAAATTAGCACAACTTAAAGAAGAAGGGGGTAATATAGATGTTAAATAAATATATCAGTGAAGTATATGACAATAATCCCTTCTGGTTTGCAGAGGAAGTACAACAGGCACATCATATTAGCAGGGTTAGTAAAGTACTAGATAACAAGACTTATCTAAATGGTAGGCATAAGATATTAGAAAAAGAAGATATGCAGTATAAGGAAAAGGAATTAAAGACTGCTAAGACAATATTACAAACTGCAAAGAGTATTATTAAGTTTCATAACAGTTATATCATGGGTAAAAGAATATCAATTATTGGTAGTGATGATATGATTAAGCATTATAATAATGTATTCAGACATGGGAATTTTAACCTAACTAATTATAAGATCGTGGATTTCTTAAACTGCTATGGGGATTGTTATGAATATGTTTATTACTTGAATGGTAAGATTACAAGTAAATTAATTGAAAGTGATTGTGGCTATCCTATCTATAATGATGAGGGCGATTATATCGGTTTCATTGAACATTGGACAGATGCAATAAGTAATATAAGTTATTACTATATATATAGTGAAACTAAGGTTGATAAGTACACTAATGAAGGTGGCAACTATATCTTAGAAGAAAGTAAAATTAATCTTACGGGATTACCTATTCATTATATCAATGGAGAGAATAAGGAAAATGAAAACTTTGGTAGAAGTATATTAGAAGATATAAGACCTATACTTGATAGGTTAGAGTATCTAATTAATAAGATGGATGATGCAATAACTGTATTATCACTTAATCCACTTGCATATACAACAGGACAAAGAATAGAAGGTACTGTATCGGCTGATGCAATAGGGTATGTAATAAATTTAGATGATGGGGAATTTAAATATGCAGTTGCTAATTTAGACAGTGCAAGTATTAAACTATTGTATGATGCACTAATACAACAATTACAAATGGTTGCAAGTGTTCCATCTATTGCGTTTGGACAAACAAATTTTTCAAATGTAAGCGAGGTAAGTTTAAGACTTATATTTTCTAATTTAGATAATCATGCTAGACAACTTGAAGTGTATCTAAGAAATGGATTTAATGATAGGTTTGAGAAGATAGAAGTATTACTTAATAAGAAGGGAATTAAGTTTAGTGATGATGATTATTTAGATATACAATTCAACTATAATAGACCTGTAGATTCAAGTGAGATATTAGAACAACTTAGTAAACAATATAGTGATGGTGCTATTAGTAAGCGTACATATATAGAAAAATCACCACTTACTGATAATGTAGATGTGGAATTAGACAGAATTGCAGAAGAAGGCAGAACAGTCAATACAGGGGAATAGATGGAAATACAAGGGTATAGG